GTTAGGGTCAGCAACTGGCAATATATCTACACGATCATCAAAGTCTTGTTGTTTAATCATTCTTTGACCCCCAACTACATCATACGGATATTCTTGTGGTAGATATAACTTGAATACTCTAGCCATGATTCTAAATTCATTTTTCAAAGCTGAGTAAATTCTTTTGTGAATCGCAGACATAGTTCTAGAACCACGCTCTAATAAAGCGACTGTAGTTCCAACCGCTGCTTGTTGATTGCCATCACCAACTTGTAGATCTGCAATCGAAGCAAACCTTTGACCTGCTTGAACTACAACACCCATTAAACTTAATAAAGTCTGTGATGGTTCTTTAAATGGTAACATCATAAATGAATCTCTTAAATTTCCACCCGGTGCATCTACATCTCTAAACTCACCCGGTTGAATTGATTGTGCATCATCTCTAATTCTAATACCACGTTGTTTAAAACCTGCTGGTAGGTTAGATAAAGTTCCTGCATCTAATAGTTGTCTAAGTGCACTTGTTGCAGTTCTTGATAACCCACCAATCATATGAATTAAACCAAAGCCATAAAAACCTAATCCTGGTAAAAATTTAAAGTGTACAAAATATTGTATCTTAGATTTTTTAGGATCACCTACTTCATAGTTTCTTTTAATAGATAAAATCTCTCGTGACCCTTCTTCTAAAGTTACGATGTAAGGTATTTTAATTCCTGAGGGCTCACCAGTCTCTGGATCAGAATCTTCAAAACCTTCTAAGTCTAAATCCACGTGACATTCTAATAATGTATATACGTCTTCGTCTTGAGTTTTAGATGTACCTTCTAACTCTCTTTCTTTTTTTAAGATATCAGAGTCTGTACTATCTGGTTTAGCTAAATCTATATCTCTATAGAATCCTGCTACTTGTTGTTTTCTTAAATCATTTTCTGAAACTTTTATTCGATGAATAATTGTCTTTGTTCCATATCATCATAGTAGACTTTTTTAAAAGCAGAACCTGCGAGTGGCAAATTAAATAACATTTGATCAAACTCTGGTTCATACTCTTTCATCTTCTCCATAATTTCGTAATTCATAAAATCTTTAACACGTGTTGCCTGTTGTGTTTTTTCCGGAGTCGATAAACCCATCACTTGAGTTCTAACTGGACCACCTGATGGTAATAATTCTTTATAAGCTAATGCTTGAAATTGTGTAACCGCTTCTGCTAATACTGGGTGAGTTGCACCACTTGCTCCTTGAAAAGGTTCTGTTCTGTTATTGTATTTAAAACCTAAAAGATCTAGACCTTGAATATAAGCTTGCTCCCATTCTTTTCTTGATGAAGTATAATCCATATACTTACCATTTAAGTCTGAACCTAATCTACCTAACACATCATCAGGTAAAAATTCTGCAAGGTTTGCGTAATGCTCGTCACCACCTTCTGGTGATGCAGCTTGTGGATCTAAATCAATATCGACTGATCCATCTTCATTTTCTTGAATTCGTTTGGAAGTGCTTTGTCTATATCCGCCATTTATTTTTTCTCCAGATTGTTTGACTGTTTTAACAGTATTATAGTTAATATTCAAGCCCTGAGGCGTGGGTCCGGCTTCAGGGGGTAATAGGTGTTTCTTTGGGTACTTATTTATCATTTCTTTTTCTTTGGTTGAAAATCCAGAAAATCATCTTCGAACATAGTTCCATCCTGAATCACTTCATCAGGTACACCTTCAACAGTATCATAAATATCACCTTTTTGTGGTCCACTTGTTCTTAAATACGAAGTGTCTTCAACATACTCATTCGGTATTTTTACTTTACCTGTTGTTTCGTCAACTTGCCCTGCTCCAGGTATAAAATCCATGTAAGTTTGTTCAGCTAAATTTTCGTCATAATATTGGTTGTCTCCATCTATTTTAGTTCTTTCAATAGTTGTTCTACCTGTTGCTACATCTTCAGTTAAAATATAATCTTCAAATTCTGTAACTACTTGTCTATCTTGTGTAGATTGACCTGGAGTTACATCTTTACCTAAACCTTTAATTTTTTTATATAGATTTATAAAATATGCCGGAGCACCTTCAAAAGTTTTTGTAACTGCAGTAGTGGCTTTTTTAGCTTTATTTAAAACATTGGGTCCACCTCTTATTGCTAAGATACCTGCAGGAATAAGTGTAAGCATTTTTAAAAAGTTTCTTTTACTTAAACTACCAAGACCTTTTTTACTAGGATCTTTTGGTCCGTCTGCAAAGTTTACTCTACCTCCTTCGGCCATATTAAAATATTTTTCTACTTTAGCTCTAATAGTATTTAGATAATCTATTTTAACTTTATCTTCTGCTGACTTAGGTAGTATGATATCTCCTATTTCAGGATCTTTTGAATCTAAAGCTCTTAAACGTAAACCTTCTTCTATTTCTTCTGGAGTTAATTCAGCTGTAAATACTTTTGGATCTGCTTCATCTCCGCCTAACTTACTGTAGTACCTAGCATCCTCTGCAGCAGTTCCGAAGCCACCCCCTTCAGGTGTATAATATTTTCCTTTATAATCTGGATCACTAAAAGAACTACTTGCACCTTCAGTTCCAGACTCACCTCTTTTTACAGTTATAGTTTTTTTCTTTAAAAAATCTTTTAAGTAATCTAGTCCTTTTTTTCCAGCTGATATTACTTTGAATACTTTACCGGCATCTCTAAAATTTTGTCTATTAGGATATAAGGCTCTATCTAATGACATTGGGTTTTCTTTACCTCTTGTATAAATAGATTCTTTTTCTGCATAAGGATCTTCGCTTACACCTACTAAAGATCCAAGTTGTTTGAATGCATTTATGTTAGAATTTAAATTATCTTGTCCTTGTTGAGACATTTCAGGAATTTCTGTGTCATCCACCATTGATTGCATTCCTCTTATCTGACCTTGTTTAACATAATTATCATAACCTCTTCTTGCTTCTTCAATAGGTATATCAAACTGTCTTGCAATATCTGGAAGCATTCCTTTTCTTTTTTCACTTAGGTAAGCTTGTTTACCAACTTCTAATATAGGTGCAGCCATTGATCCCATTTTACCAACTTTGGTTACTGCTTTAAAAAGTGGATTTCTAACAGCTTTACCTAAAATTTTTTGAGGAACAAGAGAACTTGCTAAAAATTTACCGAAGTCTTTTGCTTTTCCTAAACCATATTTTCCTGTAGATTTATCATATAATTTAAAAACGTTTGCTACTTCATCTGTAAAGGCTGCGGGAAGAGTTAACCATACTGGACTATCTTGTTCTAAATCATACATTGAAGCAAACATAGTTTGAAAAATAGGTAAATCTATTCCAGCTAAACCTTTTATAGGTACATTAGTAATTTTTCTCAAAGCATCACCTCCGTATTTTTTTCCAAAAGCAGCTATGTCTTTTACTTCTGCTCCAAGATACTCTGCTAAAAATTTAGGGTCCATGCCACTATTCATTTGATTTTGCATCTTACGAAAAAGTTTTTGAACGTTTGTTAGATCTTCTTCAACCATTTCCGGAGAAAGATTATTTTTTCTAGAAAGTTGTAATATAAGATTTTTTTTATATTGACTTTTGTTTGCTTCGTATTCTTCTAAATCAATATCTGCTACACGGCTTACTTCTTTTTTAAAATCATCTGATTCATCAAAAAAAGTTTTACCCATATCTGCTAAAACTTTTTGACCAGCACCTCTGTAGTAGGTTGGTAATTTTGCCACCTTTTCGGGATTATTAAAAACGTCTTCTGCTAATTGTCTTTTTGACTTTATAAATTGTTTTTCATACTCTGGTCCTGATAAACTTTTAAACTTACCTTGTAAATTATTTATAATCATTTTCCTTGCTTTAGGGTCTTTAACTTTGTCGTAAGCTTGAAAAATAGAAGCATTAAATTTTGCACCTTCTAACCTTAAATCATTAAAAGGACTTCCTGCAACTCCTCCCTTTGCATCGTTATGTCCAATGGTTAGTTTATCCCCAGTATCTCCTAAAAGTTGTTTTAGAGTTATTTGTTTTCCTGTAGAACTGTTTGGATCTGGTACAAGTGTCCTACTTTTTTGAGACATTTCATAAACTTCATTAAAAACACCTGACTTATAACCTTTTGTTCTTACATTTTTTTTATTATAAAATTCACCTTTGTATGTAAAACCAACTTTATCAGAATTTAATATTCTAGCTCTTGATTTTTTATCTTTTGGTAAGTCATTAAAATCTACAGGTGCACCTTGAGTCCCATCCTTGTTTAAATAAAATAATTCAACAGCTTCTTTGGGATCGACTGTATTTCCTTTTTTAAAATTTACATAAGCATTTCTAATTGCAAACTCTAAAATATTTTTTTCAGGTAATGTGTAAACTTTACTAAAGTTTCCTGTGTTTTTAATATCTAAACCACCTCTTTTATATTTAGCATACTCCAAACCATCTTTAAAGTTTTGACCTATAAAATTAGAAGATTCGTTTTGAGCAAAATAATCAAAGTCATCTTTTATATCTAAATAAGGTTGATGATTTTCTAATGCCTTATTAATAATTCTAGCATCTGTAGAGTATCTTGCCGACAGCTCTGGATTAGATACCATGTCAGATATTATTTTATACACGGGATTCATTGCTGTAATGTTTCCTGAAGCAGTTCTTTTAGGTTTATACAACTTCATATTTCCAGAAGTTATTTTATCAAATGCCCTTCTTATTTTATCTTCTCTAGAATCAAATGTATCAATAAGATCAAGTTCGGCAGCATGATCTTTTCTAGTTAAATTT